CGTCGGGTGGTCGGGGCGCTCATCCTTGGTGAAGCTAGGCATCTCCCAGGTCGAGGGCAGTGTCTGCTCGGCGACCTTCGGCGGACGGTTCGGGCGCCGCCAGCCCATGAAGCAGGGCTCGTGCTTCCAGAGGTAATGCGACCGGGTCAGCACCCCGCGGTCCTTCACCCAGATGATCTGCTGGTGCACGAACGCACCTGCCTTCTCCCAGCAGGCCTCGAGCATCGCCTGGCGGCGCGAGGCGTGCCAGCAATACCAGGCGGCATCGTCGGTGATCGCCTCGGCAACCGCGGCGGCGATGAATCCGTCGTATAGCTCTGCGCCCTGGCTGCTGTCATCCCAGGTATTGCCGTAGCTCTGGCTCCAGTCCTTGTTGCGCGTGGGATGGTTCGAGCCGTCGTAGTCCACCAGATACGGCGGGTCGGTCGCGAACAGCACAGCCCGCTCGCCGTTCATCAGGCGGCGTACGTCGTCGTGGCACGTCGAGTCCCCGCAGAGCAGCCGGTGGTCACCGAGGATCCACAGATCGCCGGTGCGCGATGCCGGGTTGCGCGGCGGTTCGGGGATGGTCACCGGCGGCACGGAGCCCCCGGCGCCACCCTCTTCTTCACCGCCCCCGTCCGGATCGAAGGCCAGCAGCTTGTCGAGCTCGCCGTCGGAGAAGCCGACCAGCGACAGGTCGTAGTCGTCCGCCAGCAGGTCCTGCAGCTCGGCCGAGAGGAGCAGTTCATCCCACTCCGCCCAGTTCGCCGACTGATTGGCCAGCAGACGGAATGCCTTGATCTGCGTCTCCGACAGCTCGTCGGCGAGGACCACGGGCACCGTGTCGAGACCGAGCAGGCGCGCCGCCTTCAGCCGCAAGTGCCCGTCGACCACCAGCCCGTCGCTACGCGCGACGATCGGGATGCGGAAGCCGAACTCCGCGATGGCCTGCGCCATCCGGTCGACCACGTCGTCGTTCTTGCGCGGGTTGCGCTCGTATTCGACGAGGCGGCCGATGGGCCATTGTTCAAGCTGCAGCGCGTTGGCGGGCATGGGCGGACCTCTTGAGCATGTGCAGGGTCATCGTCCGGCGCGCATGAAGGCTGCAGAACAGGACGAGCTTGGTGACGGGTAGCGGTGGGTCGACCGCCTCGACATCGTGGAACATCGTCTCCACCCGAACTTGCCGCCATGTTGTGCGCCAAGGTCATGCAGGTTCCTGTCGATGGTCGATCGGCATCCGCCGGGGTGGACTCCGGCGCATCGGGGTCCACCGGCTTCGCGCCGGACTCCGGCATCCGCGGGGTATCCACCCCGAGCGGCCGGTCAGGTGTTTGTTTTTTACGTGGTTTTCAGGCGTCGCGGGTGGATTCTGGACTCCGGGTGGCTTCCCAAAAAATCGGCCCTGTCGCTGGCGAAATTGCGCGCTCAGCCCCCCAGCATACGTGGTGAACGGAAAGGAACCGTAAAATCAGTGTCTTAGCGGCAAGCGGAGACAGTTTTTCCGGTCAAGCGGTGGGCGCTTGCCCGGTTTCGAACTGTCGCTGCTCTTGCGCCATTGGCTTCCCCTCTGGTCCCCGATCCGGACTCCGGTTGGACCCCGGAGTCCGGCCGTGTCGTGCTGTCCCGTCGCTCACGCCTCGTGCGAGCATATCCGAGATGTAGCCTTTGTCGGGGGTGCGGTGAACCCTATGCGATGTCTCCCCGAAAATCCCGTCACAGGACGATTGTTCTTGACAGCCGGTCGGCGTTCTCGACCACGAAGCGGCGCGAGCGCTTCGCGGATGGCACGCGCCCGTTGAGCCGCCAGGTGATCAACGCGAGGCCGTATTGCCAGTGCCGGTTGGCGGCCGGGCGGCTCAGCCCGATCTCCCAGCCGATCTTCTTCCACGGCGCGTTGTTGGCGCGCAGCCACACGATCCGCGCGTCGTCGCGCTCCAGCCAGCGCAGCCACAGCATCGCTTCCTCGGCCTCCGTGATCTGGCGCGGGCTGGGGCGCGGGCGCTTCATCTGCGGCTCCTGGCCCACCTGATCGGCGAAGCCATGGAAGTACTCCGGCCAGGCGTTGAAGTAGCCCTGCGGCTTGACGCCTGGCAGCTGCTTGAACACGTCCGCCGCGCTCTCCAGCCGCTCCTGCACGCGCCCGGTGGTCCAGTCAGCCATTGCGCACATCCTCCTGCCGCTTGCCATAGAGCCGCTCACCGAGCTGGCGGACCAGCTCACGCTCGGGCCAGGTGAGCCGATGGTCATCCACCGACACCGCCAGCACATGCTGTTCATGCCAGCCGTCGCGCTTGACCTGGTCGGGATCGCGGCGGTGACCGCCGTAGCCCTTCGGGGTGTAGCGCATGCGGGTCATGATGCATCTCCTTGGTCGTCGTCCATTTCTGTGGGAGAAAAATCGTCGGCCACGTCGTTTGGCACCCTCACCCCATCCGAGGCCGAGGCGTCGATTTCGCTCCCTGTTTTCTGGGCAGCCGTCGGCGCTGATGCATCCTTGGGGGCAAGTCGAGCCCGCAAGGCGGCGCGCTCTTCCTGACCCGGCTTCCTGCGCCACGGGTTCTTGCCCATCCGGAACGGCCAGCTCGGGCAGTCGACCGCGGTGCAGAGCCGAACCTCCTGTGCGGAGCCGTTGCAGCAATCGAGACAGTTCAGGCGCAGGGCTCGCAGCGGCGAGACGCGCGCGTGACCCAACTGCTGCAAATCGTCGGCTGACATCGCCCGCGGATCGCGGCCCACGTCAAACCCGTCGCGGCGCTCGAGACCGATATGGCGGTTGCGGGTCATGCCAGCCCTCCCTGCGTCTCGATGGCCCAGAGCAGGATGGCGATGGCATCGGCCTCATTGTCGTCGGCGGGGCTGAACCCGCGCTCGCGAGCGGCGTCGATCATCGCTTGCTTCGGCGCATTGCCCTTGCCGGTGGCGTGGCGCTTGATGGTGCCGACCGGCACGCCGGAATACGGGATGCCCCGCAGTTCGGCCCAACTGGTCAAGCTGGCCATAAGACCGCCAAATACATGGGCGGCATCAGTTCCGGCGTGGCGACGGACCTCCTCGAACCAGATGGTGGCGATCGGGCCGCTGAGCCGGTCGAGTTCCGTCAGCCAGTTGGTGAAGCGCAGATACCGCATGCCGCCGCCGTCATAGCGACCGGGGCGGAAGCTCGCCGTGCCGCTGGTGATCAGCCCGTCCGCGGCACGCAGCGCCCAGCCGGTGGTTGTGCCGAGATCGAGCGCGAGGATGGTGCGCGCCGCCGCGTGCGCGATGTGCGTTTCAGGGGTTGCGCCGGTCGCGGCGGTGGACAGAGTCGTTTCAGCCATGAGTGGTCTCCTTTCGAGGTGGGCTGCTCGGGTGGAAGACGACGGCGGTTGATGCTTGGCGGTACCGGCCGCCGTCGTCGGATGAAGGGGTCAGGACAGCTCCCGCGCGCGGATACCCCGCGACGTAATGGGGGCCACACCCGCTGGGTGGCCCCCATACGGAGTATGGGGGGTTTCCTTGTTAGTCCTCAGAATGGCGTACCAGATTGTTTTCATGGTTCTTTTTCCTGATTTCGAGGACGAACAAGGAGGACGTGTCTGTTTGTCCTCGTCCTCTGCAAGTCATTGATTTCATTGGGCGAGGACAAACAATGGACGAGGACAAACAACTTCGTCCTCAGGACAAACAGGATTTTCAGGAGGACGAAGTCAGTCATCGGCGCCCTCCGGATAGACCCAGATCGCCGGATTCTCGACGTCGAGACAGACCCCGGATTGGGGGCATTTGTAGTGGCTGGGCAGCACCGGGATGCCTTCTCCGAGGACTTCCCCGGTTTCCGGATCGACCTGCGCCTCGCGGCCGAAGCGCATGCCCTCAACGCAGAGATAGCCGAACCGGGAGCGCACGACCGCATGGCCGAAGGCGGTCCCGTCGCGGCGGAACTTCACGTGCCCCTTGGTGGTGAGCACCGCGAGCCGGTCGCGTATGGTGTACTTGCTGCCCAGCCCGGCGGTATTCTCGAACGCCTCGCCGAACTGCGTCGATGTATAGAGCCGTCCCTCGGCCGCCTCTTCGAACAGCAGGGCAAGGATCACGTCGCCCTTCCTGATCCGCTCGGCATCGTGCTTCGCACCGACGTCCTGACGGACCAGCCGCTCGTTCATCGGGTTGATCTCAATCCATTCGCCGCCGCGCTTGTCGATGAGCTTGGGCTCGAGCGCGGGGCCGTTGCGGAGCTCGATCTCCAGCTTGCGCTCCGACGCATCCTCGTCGGGACGGTGCAGGATGAGGCCGGAGGTGTAGAAACCGCGCAGCGCGCTGGCGCCGGACAGGGCCAGAAACGGGTCCTCCTTGACCTGGTGCTTGGACAGCTTGCGCGTGTGGTGGACGAGGATCACCCCGCAATCGGGATCGATATGATCACGCAGCACCTCCACCCGGTCCTTGAGGAAGAACATCATGGCGGTATTGTCGTTCTCGCCTCCGCCGTCGGGGCCGCCATCGAAGAGATTGCGGATCGGATCGACGCAGATGATGTCCGGCGGCGCCTCCGGGAAGGCGGTCTGGATCGCGCGCGCGGCCTGAACACTGCCCTCGTCATCGAGCAGCAACTTCAGTTTCGGCGTGGCCACGAAGGTGTCGCGCGCAGCGGTCAGCACCTCGGGCGGCAGGGTGATCTGGCGCAGGCGCTCGCGCAGGTAGTGATACTGGATCTCGGCCTGCAGATAGAAGATGCGCAGCGGCCGTGGAGGGGTAAAGCCGAGGAAGGGCTGACCGGCGGCCATGTGGACGAGCCAGGAGATCAGCAGATCGCTCTTTCCCACCTTGGGCGCACCGCCCAGCACCAGCAGCCCACCCGGCGTCAGTACGCGCGGGGCGATGATGTCCTCGGGCATCGGGCTCTGGTCATCGAGCAGCGCGCCGAGGCTGTAGGCGGGCAATTCGTCCGGTGACGGCGCGCCGCTGTCGAGCCGCACGAGCGGGGGACCGTGTTTCTCGACATGCAGCGCCCAGAGCCGCTCGGATTCGCGCTTGAGCCGCTCCACGGGCCATTGCGGGCGCAGCATGGCCGCGTTGTAGCCGCAGATGCCTTCCCAGCCGGCCTCCTTCGACATGCGGCCCTCATGGACCATGCGGATGAAATGCCCGATGGCCGCGGAGGCGCCCTCGAAGCGCGACCAGTCGTCCTGTGCGCCCTCGCGCACCGGCGTGACCAGCACATCGTCCATCGCCGGTTTGTCGGGATGGCTGAACTCGGGCTGAAGCGAGATGCCCGGTGCCGGCGGCATGTCGGTGACGGCCTCGATGAACTCGTCCAGATCGCGCTCGTGATCTGCGTTCAGCGCGACGATGCCGACCTGCGTCTTGAGATTGTTCTTGTAATAGACCGAGCCCGCCACCCGGATCGGCTGGTGCGCCGAGCGGAAATGCATATCGCCGCCGGCCTTGGCCGCGATGTCGCCGCGCAAGCGGGTCACACGGGCTATGTCACTGCCCTCGGCGGGCTCGATGAGCTTCCACCAGACATGCGCCTTGCGCTGGCCCTCGGGCGTGACACCGCCACTCTCGACCACCATGGTCGGTGCGCCAAGGTGGCGTTCGAGATGGGTGCGCTTGGCGGCGATATCGCCGGTGTCGAGATCGACCACCACGGTCTGCATCTGCAGGATTTCCGCCGCGCGGGCCTGGCCGTGCTCGGCCACGGTGCCCGGGATCACATAGACGGCCGCCCCTTCGCGGGCGGCCCATGTTGCAAAGGTGGCCATCTTGTCGGCCACGGCGTCATTGGCCTCGATCCAGATATTGTGCGGGCGTCCATCGATGCCCTGACCCTTGTCGATGAAGCTGCGCACCGGGATCAGCCCGTCGCAATAGCCGAAGACGACCTCCATGAACTGGGCAATCTGCGCGGGATCCGGCTCATCGCCGAACACATCGATCTGGGTTGCTGCGTCGTTGAAGTCGCGCCAGGGGTTGAAATGGACCAGATTTTCCTTGGGCGGGTCGTTGGGTGCCGTGTGGTCCGATGGGGTTTGCGGGTCGTCCTGGTCGGCACTCATGGCAGCCTCTTCGGTGTTCTTTGGAGTGTCGGGTGGGTCCTCGGGGGCGTCGCTCATGTCGGCATTCCCCAGCAGCGCTCCGCCCAGGGGCAGAAGCGGCACTCGAAGAAGTCGCGGTCTTGCGCGACGCGGGGCAGCAACTCGCCCGCATCCGTCGCTTGCAGGATGCGCACGCCCCGATCGGACATGCGCTGCGCAAGCGCCGCATCGAAGGGGACCAACTCATGGTGCAGCTCGGCCGTATCCTTGTTGATGGCGGTAAAGATCGCGGGCGCGGCGGAAATACCCGGCACCGAGGGCTCCATGTACGCCTGATAGACGGCGATCTGCGCGGCATAGACGGGCTTTGCGACAGTGACACC